AATGTAATATTAGCTTTGGCATCTTCCCATGTTACAACCCCACTTAATTTACTAACTAACGAGGTACCTATAGACATTAAAAATCTCCTCGAACTTTAAATTTAAGTAAATCAAAGACAGTTTGAATGCGGCCACTAACATAAGTTAATACAATTTCGCCTTCATAAGTACCGGGAGCAACATCTAGGGTAGTAAGCCCCCAAGTTGCATAAAATTCCCCGTTAGTATACGGAGCTACTTTTGTACAGACTAGAGTATCTAAAGTAGTCGTAGTTCCTAAAGCACGAAACAATACTGTAATTGTAGGATCGGAAATATCGATAAGAGCCCAGCTATCCGGGTCTTCGGGATCGAGAGTATAGCCTGCTGCAGCTGTATTTTTGTCTTTGAGTACTACGGTGATTTCAGGTTTGTCATCGCCGGCTACTAAATTAATGGTGGGGTAATATGCCATGATCTAACTCCTCTACCATTATTGACTGGAATATCCAGGTTATTTTCAGCGTAGGTAGACTATCCGCAAGAACAGCATACGGTAATCTAAAAATAAGTCAATTGATTATACGAAACCGTTCTCTTCTAATTTAAGATTTATGCTTATTTCATTATTTCCCCACATACCGGATTGAACAATCTGCTTACAGCTGGCTTCATATCTCAGATAGTAAGTGTTATTTTCGTCTTTAATATCTCCGCTAATTGAGCTGTGGGCTTGATACGAAGCGTAGTTGAGAAGAGCTTCTCTGTATACTTCATTAACTGATATGGTATTAAATACTGTCGTAGCTTTAACAGGAGCAGCTGCGTATTTTATAATAATCAAATCATGAACTGGCACGGTCTGATCAACGCCTTTAATTACTATTTTAAATGGCTCAGGCATGAGCAGCGTTACGGTGGTATCTACTTCATCAACCAGTTTAGTAGAATCGTCTCTGATATTTAATTCTTCGCGTGTATCAGCGTAATATGCATGAATCGGAACAAGAAAATTGGAAGGTAAAGTAAATTCTTCTTCATCGATCGGTGCATCTAATTCAAATGTTTTTTTGAGTAAATGAAATCGTTTATGTATAGCTAAATTAGCTAAATTTATATATCTAATAAACTTATTTCTATTTAAAGTCTGCGCTGCAGTAGGGCTCCCGGGGTTGGTAACCATATCTCCTACGCTGGCAAAAGCAAGTTTACTGCACGGTCCTGCTACTAAATCACTAATAAGTTCCGAAACTTTCATATTGCTCCCTTAGCTAAACGAAGTAGGAACTATCGCCTACTTTTTTAAGATCATTATTACCCCACATACCGTCTTCTTGAGGCTCCTCTTCAGGTTCATCATGGGGACCTACTTCACTCGGTCTCCAAGTATTCAGCTCTCCTAATTGACTAATCGAATCAAGCTGATCATCGTTCTTACTCTTGAACCCCTTAAGAGTAGCTAAAGATAGCTCCAAAAGCAACTCTGCTAATTCTTCGCTTTTTCTTAATTCCTCAGGAAACCATATTTTCTTACTTTGGAAGAGCGGAATAGCATTTAATTGGAATTTACTCATTTTGTCTTTATTGCTCTTAATTCCCAATTGGTTGCTATTTTTACCAGTAGATAACGTAAAATAATTATTTCGATATCCCATTTCATTCTGGATCCAGGAGATGAATCCACCCTGTTGTCCGTCGATCTCAATTCCTACTTCTTGCGGCTTATAATCTTGAACTAAACGAAATAATTCATCTATCGTTTCTTTCATGAGGCATTTTTTACAGAATCCATCAGTCCACAAGAAGTCGCCGTTATTATTTAAGGCCCATACGTTAATTACGCTCCAATCAGATGATTGCTTATCGCTGGTAGCGAAATCTGTGGTTATGTAGAAGTTGAAAGCGCCTTTGTTCTTAAGCACATGAATGCGCTTATACCAGACCATGTCTGAATCTTTCACCAGGCGGTCTTCCGGCGACATGATACGAAGCATGAGCTCTTGTTGGAAGGAGTCTAATTTACCTACGCCGAAAGCTTTATCATATTGGCCCTTAACATATTCGAAAGTAAATCGATCTGGCCAGGCACTTCTAAAATCTTTTTCAGCGCACGGGTAAGCTTCACAAACTGGATAAACGTTTACATACCAAACCCCCGATTCTATTGCCTTATATAGAGGATCTTTAGCATTAAATGGTGTTCCGGACCAGATTATTTTGCGTTTATTGGGATGCAGGGCGTAATCAATAGCTGAATAGACTGTATCCTCGACATTGCTAATAACCGTCTCGGACCGGGCGTCATCATCGTCAATTAAATCATCGAGTATTGCCAGGTTCGGCCGAGTATTTAATTCAACTGTTCCCCGGACACCGGTCTTGGCGCCATGGCCAGTAACGACAAATTCATTACCGTCAGCGTTCTTAAAATACCATCTGATATCAGTAAATTTGGCTTCAATAAGATATTTTTTTAGGAACACACTGCGTTGGCATCGACGCTCGATACGTAATCGCATCTTTTTAACGCCATTGTCAATACTATCAGATACGTACAGGGCGTACGGTACCGTACCAAACCCTGGAATTTCACCATACACAGCCAGATAGAGAAACAAATATTCAGCAAATATACTTGTTTTAGCGGATCCGCGAAAACACATATTAGCTGTATTCTGGTGTTTGCCGGCGATCTTGTCGACCATCTTATAATGGATGACCGGGGTCTTATGTTCCTCCCCTTTCTCGCCATTAACTAGTTTAACAAATGATATAAATTCAAGGGCAAATTGGCTAGGCACGTAATTAGGATCGTCATTATAATCGATAGCATTTAGATACTCATCTACTGTCTTTTTAATCAGTTCCATCTAAATTAATATCTAAATGAAGATTAATAAAATTACCGCATTCTTCCAGCCGGCTAGTAAGTAATTTAACGTTATCGGCATTCTTTTCACACAATCCTTCCATTCCGGAATTATCTCCATCCCAATTAATGCAGTTTATACAGATCTCTTTAGATTTATCGTAAGGATTAATCATAATCCCGGACTGACAAGCATAGAAGTCCAGCTTGCCTGAGCAACTATATATTTACCTACCCAGGCAGCGCCTGCAAATCGGATAGTTGATCCCATATCTCCTACTCGAGATACTTTTAAATGCATTTGATCTCCCGGTAATACAGGTTTCTGAAAGCGTATTTTATCCATGGTGGTGACATACATTATTGCGCGACTATCTATTTCAATATCGTATTTAGCTAGCAATATGCTGGTTTGCATTAGCGCTTCTAAAATAAGAGCTCCAGGCATTATAGGATTATCAGGGAAGTGACCTTCAAAGTGGGGTTCGTTGTGCGTAACATTCTTAAGCGTGATAATACTATCGGACTTTAATTCTATGATCCGGTCGATCATTAAGAACGGATAGCGTTGAGGCAATAGATCTAAAATATTAGTTTCCAACATCGATAACCTCAGCATCTTCAATAGTCTTCTTAACTAAGATTTCACTATGCGCTATCTCTGTGGCTGAGGCCTGGCCATTCATAATCAAACTCAATTGCTGTTTAGCCAGAGCCCGGGTGGTATCACGAAGGTCTTGCAGCATATCGTTATTGTGGGTGATATCAATTTCTATTTTAGCTGCAGCAGGTGCTGCTAAATTAGTCATAAGGCTCTCAGCTGCTTTCTGCCGAACCATTTCTGATTTAGCAGTTCGCATTAGCCCTGCCTGGCAATTAATAGCTTCCTGGTATATTCCGGCGTTTAGGATATGAGTTGGGATCATGGTTTGCTCCATAATCTTCGTAATTAAGCTGTTCTTACTGTAATTGTCCGCGAAGCTGGCAATATACGAAGCACTGGCACCTCGATCTATCAGATTCTGATATCTATCCGGAAAGACCTTACTATACGCAGTAGAGGCCTTATCCCCCATTAATCGAAGGGAAACAAACTTTACTGCATTCACATATGCAGATAGAGAATGCTTACCAGTCGACAACACTGCAGCATAGTTTAAGGTATTGTCTCTAAACACCCTTCGTAGTTCAGAATCAGGCTCTGAATTAATTACATCAACAACTTTGTCAGTTACATGCTTACGAAAGCGCTTATCGGGTACAGCACCGGCTAGCATCTCTTTACTCAAGTAATCTGTCGTCTCTAACTCACATTCATTATCTGGTAAATTAGCTAACTGTTGATCCATTACGAGCCTCATTCCATTTATTAATCAAAGTATTCTGCGATGCGCCTTCACAATAACACTCGTGCGGCGATACCATTATTGTATTCTTATCTAAAAAAATAACAATATTCTTATCCACGAGTTCTTTCCAGTATTTCTGCCAGCTGCGATAATCTTTTATTTTAGATAGCCTCTTCTCAAATTTTCTCTTGTCGACCTGGTTATTCTTATCGATATTAAGCCAAAGGGGAAGAATTAGCCGAATAACTTTACTCGACACATTACATGTCGCCGAGGTCTTCTCGTCAGTATTGTAATATACAGCGCTCATGCTTCTTTTAATCCCGTAGTAGTTTGTGTATCCCACATATGCTTCAGCACATAATAACGTCTGTCATCTCCGTTATACGATACATCTGGGTTCAGCATATATTCTTTTGCCGTATATTTCCTAATTATATTATATCTTTTTAATTCTTTAATCCCTACTTTGAATTCCCAGGCAGTAATATTTGTGCTCTTAATTATGGTCTCAGGTGTGCCCTTTACTATATTTTGCTTATTAATATTAAATACAAATCTGGCGAATAACTTAGCACCCGGGGCTTCCAACATACCTCCGCCTACTACTTTAGACTCTTCAGATTGTATTTCTAATTTATTAAACATATTTATCTAAGAAAAAAATAAAGGACTGGAACTCATTAGGCCATTTGCCTTGCTTATCCACCAAATAAGCCGGCTCTGTCCGGACTCAAATGGAACCAGTCCTTTATATTAAGCCTCTACATAGTTATTTTTATGGAACTCTGCAGACACAGGATAAAATCCTCCATGTCCATCCTCTACCAGGAAATCTCCTGGCTGACCATCCAATACTCCTTCTCTGCTATGACACGTAAACGTCTGATGCATTTCAAGCATCATAGCCGTAGCGTGTTTACGATACTCTTTTGCTCCCAAAGGCATCTCATCACCCTGTTTGAATACTACAGATGCTGACATCTTTATTCTCCTCATGATTAATTAACTATTATTACGAATATACTGTTCTCTCAGCTTATTCGGTCCAGCTCTCCCTGCAACAGGAGATTTATCATATCCAGCTGCAGGTGGCTCTTTTTCAGCAGGCAGCTGTTCTTTCTCCGCAGGAAGTTGTTTGGCTTCAGCAGGATTACTCTTTTCACCAGGATCAGGTACTTCAGGTTCTGGCTCAGCACTAGCAGGATCTACTCCTATTACTACTCCATCGCCTGCATCGCCTCCTTCCCATTTCTCCGGAGCCTCAGGTTCAGAGTCCTGCGTATCAGACTCTACCTGATTCTCTGCATTAGGGATATCCAGGTCCTCAGTTACATCTTCCTGGGTAGCCGGCTTTACTTCTATTTCTACTTCATCACTAGCTTTCACATTATCATCCATAATTAAATTCCTTTCTTACGTGGTTGGTAAATTCTCTTAGCTAAACAATCAGCACAATTAACAGTAGTCCAAGTATTAGCGTATTTGGTAATTTTACCAAAATCTTTCCCACATTGAACTACGTAAGGATACTTGGAAATACGAGTTCTGCTATTAGGAGCAGTCCGTACTTTATGTATTTTCAGTGCCGACATAATCCACCTTTATATGAGTTATTATTTTCCTAAATATATACCCAAAACCAACATAAAGCAACCTTAAAGTACTTTTTAAAGTGGTGGGACAACTTATAATCCAAATATAAGGTGGTGGGACAACTTATATTTTTTTATTCTCTATATATTACTTAAGTTAGCTCTCTAAGAAGAAGAAGCGTCCTTCGGACTTTCGGTCCGGGCTTCGCCCTACCCTCCAGTCCTCGGACTTAGGCTACCGCAGGCTCCCTATTATATTATTATTATATTATATATAAAATCACCGTCTCGCTAAAGCTCGTCTTGTTCGCTAAAGATGGTCCGGGTTTTATATATCAGAATAGCGTTATTCTGATACACAAACTAATTAGCTATATACCTGCTATATGCTAAATAATAATAATAAGCTAAAAGCTTATAGTGATATTTTCACAGGTGCGTACGTGCAATACTAACTAACTGACCCCTGTCAGCGAAAACCCCATCCCCCCCTATTCAATATAACTATCCTTTTCCTAAAACCTCAACCTTACACAGCCCTGATGGGCTTATGGGCAATAACGCTCAACAGTTAACTGTTACTAAGGAGATATCCTATGTCATTCCCAGTCGTCCATGCCGTATCGCATACGGTAGAAGAATCAGCTCATCTGCTTACCGATGTCGTACAAGGCACTCGGTATGCCGGTAAGATGTACAAGAGCGGTATGCAAGGTGCATACAAAAGCCAGCTTGCGGAGTCCTTCGACGAGCTGAATGCTGTCGATAAGAGTAAGTGGTCCGAAGCGCAGATTGCGCAATACGACAACGCTTAGTCCTTCCTATAACGTGGTCTCCTACGGGAGGCCACGTCCTACCTTTACACACAAGATAACACTATAAGATAGCGCCAAGAGACTTGCTCTAACCCACTATCACTAGGTAATCCTTAAGATACCTTTAATCATACCAATGCTTTACTCTGCTGAACACTATAATCGTTGCTTATAGCATACCGGCTGGTGCCGGTATTGGTGTTAATTAAAACACCATAACCTCTTAATTAAGGAGATATCTCATGGCTTATTCATTAGTTCCATTAACCATTCACGGTAAACGACATAAATACCGCGTTACTTTGGATGAAGGACTCACTTGGGATGAGTCCATTAAGTCAATGGTTATTAAGAATAACCTTGGCTCAATAGTTTATAAAAGTGCCAGCCATGGTAATCGGGTAGCGATACTCGTTAATCATCTCTACTGTGCGAATAAAACCGTATATGTTGAGCACAATGGCACTCAATACATCTATGTTCCCAGCATGGATGTACTGGTATCACGGGCTACCAAGAAGATCTGTTGGCCTGTTAAGAGCAATCCTCAGCGTAAAGCTATCGTTGCTCTTGCTAGCTAATACCATTGGACTAGGGCAATTAAGCCCTAGTCCTATTAATAAGTATTAGGTTCTCGAAGCGTAGAGATGAAACAAATCTACGGTTACATGCCGAAAGAATAAAGGGCGTCGAGAAGCTAGTATTTATTAATCTATAACCTGTTATTAAGGAGATAGTATATGTGTCAGCCTACACCTGTTACCGAACGTTCAGTTCAAGAACAGCTGTACTCAGTAAGCATTAAGTTGTACTACGCTAAGCAGAAAGTAGAACATAATAGTCCTGCTTGGTTAAGGCTGGATAAGCTAATCGGTGAGGTCAATGCATTAAGCAAAGACCTCGAAACACTTTATTAAGGGGGACATCTTATGTCTATTGAAACACTCATTTATACGTTAATAGCGGTCATAGCTATTGTTGGTGCAGTAGGCATGTGTCTCTTCATACATGCTGTTTATAAAGAAGTCATCGTATTAATGGCTATTCAACGTGCTTGGAATATTTGGGCTAAGAAAGGCAAAGTATTGGCCCAAAAGAAATCAGCTTATACATCCATGGATTTCGAGATCCTCATGGATATGCATTTGCAAGCTGAACCACCCAATCTCGACTAAGGAGATACCATGTTTGACGTTACTTTAGACCCTAAAGATTACCGGACTGTAGTTAAGAACTACAAACATATGGTCGATCGTGAAGTTGACCTTGAGCAGATGGACACAGATATATATCAATGTGAAGGATGTGGCTATAATTATTTCATAGATAATCCATGTCCGGAGCATAGCTAATTAATCTATTACTCCTAGGAGATATCTTATTATGTTCAAAATCATTCCTGCTAGACCAGCTCGGTACATTTACAACATCAATAAGCATTTGTTTATTGAGTTAGCTGAAAGTAAGTGCATTGAATTAATTAACAGTCCTAACACTAAAGATAGGCTTAAAGAAGTGTTATTGGATCCTGAAACTGCCATTCAAGAAAACGAAGGCAATAGCCTTATAGTATTGCTCAATACCAATACAAAGAAGTTTTTTGGTTTTCTTGTCTCAACTAGGCCAAATGTCATGTTACAGGAGTCTGATATCCCTGATATCCTCGAGCAAGTTAAATCCATGTAATAACACCGGTGCTCCCTAACGGGAGCATTGGGATTTATAAGGTATTTATAGTGACCTCATTTAATCATTAAGTTAAACCAAATCAATCAGACAGTCCTCTCGTTTCTTTAGCTCAAGACAGTACGATAGTACTCTGCTCTTACTCTCGCCTGGTGGCGATAGTGGTGTGTTTAACACCAGTCAAAACATGAGGATAGAGCTAATATCCATGATTTACCTAGATATGTAATTAAACTATCTAAGAACTGGGCACTATTGCCTGAACTGTAAACCTTAAGTAAGAAGGAGATTCACCATGTCAATGCCTCAAGTTAACGAACAACAGGTAGGTAAAGTAGTACCGATCAATGGGCCTGCTAAAGCGCCTAAAGCCAGATATATGCTTGGCAAATCCGGTTGGTATTGCGAAGTAGGTGATTATTTGGCAGAGTTGTTGAATAGGCCTCTGGCCAATGACAAACGTACTGCAGAAGAGAGACTTACTTCTCTGCTTACGAATGCCAAAGGCAACTCAAGTATTGAAGAGACTGATACTACAGGCCGGTCTCTGAAAGTTATGCTTCATGTTGAGCAGAAAGATGCTCAAGATAACGTAGTGACTGAAGTTAAGTTTGTTGCGTTTGTTACTCATGGAGATGCTAAGCGTTCATTGGATGCTTCAGACATTCCTGCAGTTGCAGGGCATGCTAAAGATGGCATCATCAAAGCAATCAGCGCTTCTGAAGTCATCAGCCTGTTCTAGAGCATTAAGTCACTGGTATCCGCAGAGTACAGGATACCAGTGCACTTAGTTTAGCATCAGACTATATAGGTCTGGTGTTAAGCTAAGTTATTAACTTTAAAGGAGATATTATGATTAAACTCATCATAGCCGGTGGAAGAGACTTTACTGATTATCAAACACTGCTTTATGCATTTACTAATTTTTTACATAAACAGCCTAAAGAGAATATAACTATTATATCCGGTATGGCTCGTGGCGCTGATAGCCTAGGTATTCAAATAGCAATAAATATGGGCCTTAGACTCATTGAAATGCCTGCTGAATGGGATAAATACGGCAAATCAGCAGGTTATAGGCGTAATGAAGAAATGGCTAAGATCGCCACTCATGCGCTCATAGCATGGGATGGGAAGAGTAAAGGCACTGGCCATATGATAGATCTGGCCAAGAAACATAATTTGGTTATTAAACAAATAGATTATTAAGGAGATTAATCATGTTCGATGCAATATTACCTCAAGAGGTATATCGTGCTATATCTAAGAACTATAAGCATCAAGTAGATTATTCGGCTACTGTCGAACAAGAAGATCGTAGGGTATTAAATGATCGACGATATCATACTGCTTTTATTATAGATAAATACAGTATCGAAGATTCTCGTAATTATCGTCATAATCGGAGGACATCATGAGAAAACGT